CTTCATTATCATCAGCTTTAATATGTTCAGTAAAGAATGGTGATGTGGTTACTTTATCAATGTCCCAATTATAGTAACAGCCTATATCTTTAGCTACTTTAGCACTAGCTACAATGGCATTACGAGCCATAGAATAGCCAATGGAATCACATAGAGTGATAGAATCAGGAGAGCCGTATTCAATACCTAGCTTAATTAGCATATCGGCTAGTCCCATGATGCCAAGTCCAATCTGCCGCCAATCTCTTACTGTTTTGCGCTGTTCAGCTAGTGGATGCCGCTCAAGCCCCTCATCAAGCACATCATTCAATGTTCTAACGGCAATATTTACAGTTCTGTTAAAATCATCCCAATCAAACTTGCCGTTATCGGCAAATGCAGCTAGATTGATTGCACCAAGTAAGCATGAGCCTCCTGCCGGTAGTGGCTCTTCTGCGCATGGATTTACACCGGCGTATTCAAATGTCTCATCATTGCTGATCAGATTCCAATTAGAAATTCTATCCCAATATAGAATGCCCGGCTCGGCATAGTCCCAATTATTACGGCATAACAAGTTAAAAATGTCTCGCGCCTTTACTGTTTTCTTGATTTCTTCACCTGTTTCGTCGCGCTTATAATACAGTTCCCAATCCTCATCATTTTTGACTGCAACCATAAATCGGTCTGTTACACGAACTGAGATATTAGCAGATGTTACCTTGTTCAAGTCGGATTTGACCGTAATGAATTTTTCTAGGTCTGGATGGGTACAATCAATGCTAATCATCAACGCGCCCCTACGCCCATTTTGTCCAATCTGTTCCGTCACTTGACTGAACGTATCCATAAAGCTAACTGCGCCAGATGTGGATTTGGCTTGATTGTTTACCTTTGCACCACATGGAGCAAGTTTGCTGATATCAATGCCGCAGCCTCCACCATATGAGTAAGTTCTAGCCAGCTTCTTAGCAGTATCATAAATTGACTCAATATTATCTTCAGGTGGCGTAATAACATAACAATTACTATATGTTACCTTTTCATCATCAATGCCGCGATTGCTCAAGATGCGCCCACCAAATAAGAATTTCTTATCGGCAATAAGCTCTGCTACATCTGCGTCGCCACCACTTACACGCTCAAGCCAATCTTCAAAAGATTCCCCATTGCGTTGATATTTCTTTTTCCAGATGTCAATACCAAGCTGATTTTCTTTGCCTAGCCATTCTTCAACAAACAATAAATCGTCCTCCTTTTAATTCTCCTTAACATGAATAACAATATTTGGCTTATTGGTATCCATATCAATTACTGTGTCAATGTGGTCAACATCATATAACTGATTTCCAATATGGATGCGAACTCTACTTTCAGCGTTACAATGATTCATAAGTGACAGTTCAACCATCGAACCAATAGCATCCATTACAAACATTACATTACCTCCTTGTCATATATATTATCACGATTCGGTTGATTTGTCAAGTAGTTTCTTTAATCTTTTTAGACATTCTGGACAAAGCCAAAATTCAGATTTACTATAATATGAGCCGGTATATCCAAGCTCATTTGCGCCACACACTGAACATACTCTAGTTGGTTGCATGCTTACAGTTGTGCACATATCATCACGTTTAATAACTCCCCAATCGGTATTCATTCATTGTCCTCCTTATCTATCAACTTGCTCATGAGCTTTGATATGCTTATCATAATCGTCCATCAATTTATTCACAGCATCAACAAGCTCATTGATTTTATCAATAAAATCTGTAACTGATACAGTCCATTGCGGCTTTACCAGATTGTCAATCTTCTTCTTTTCTTTCTTAGTGAAATCATATTCGCCAATACGGAGAAAATATTTATCGTCTCGCGGCAAATGATACATACGGCTATCGTTTGCCTTGTCTGTAATTACAATATAGTTATTATCTTTAATATCAGAAATCCAACCAACAAAACCACCAGCGGCTTCAACATAATCTCCTACATGAAATTCATAATTCATCTGTGATGTCTCCTATTCCCAAATTTTTCATCAATCAAATCTTGCAGGTACATAGCCGCCTCATATTCATCAAATGTATGTGGAGTATAATCAGAGCTATAA